ATTTTAGAATTTTTCTATATAAATCCCACAGCCTCGGTCCACAAAAACCACCCAAAGCACTCAACCCACGATGCTCATGAACATCTCTATCTTCAACCTCAAAGAGCCTATGGAAATCATCTCCCTCACCTACATAAACTGATTTGTCATAATTAAGAAAAGTAGACTTGCCACTAAATTGGTCACCTGTGATATCTATAATAATATATTTGTCTACCATCAGCCATGCATGAGATTGTCCGTTTCCATCCGGTTTACCCCAATATGTTCCACAGACATAATCTGTTTTGATACCTTTATCCAATAAATACTGAGCTAACAAATCACTCGTATCTCCGCAGCAAGCACGTGGAAATCTGCGATATATGCTGTCGTTATCAAACTCCCCTGCTTCCAAAGCCAAGTCAATCGCTCTTCGAAATTGGGTTGCGAACTGTTCAATTTCCTTCATCATACGCTCCTTTAACAAAACCGCTTTTGCGAAAAAGTATTCTTTCGCCAAAATGTATATTTCCCGTTCTCCAAAGCCTATCCCCTGGGGTAAACCTCCTGATATATCATCACTCTGCGGAAACAGAAACACACATCTATTTTATTCCCAAAATGGCGAAATCCTTTGATTTATTGGGCTTTTCTTGACAAAAGGCAGACTGTTTCGACTGTGTTTTCTTTGGGCATACGAATTCGGTCGCCTTCCTGTCCATCGTAGTATACTGGAAACGTCAGATCAATATGCTTGATAATGCGTCCCATATCTTTTTCATCCGGATCCAGTTCAATGGATTCAATAAATGTCCTTATGAACTCCTTTTTTTCCAGATCCGTCATTTTACCATATAATATATCAAAATCCAGAAGAAATTGGTATATCTTTTTCCCTGTGACTTGTTTTCCATACGAAGCCCCGATCTTTGTCTCCACATCAGTAATTGCTTCTTCCAGTTCCGCAATTCGGTCATAAAGATTATCCAACCGTTCCTGCATATCCTGGTACTTCCTGTCATAATGCTTATCGCCCGGATCCAGACGTTCCAGCATCTGTACCAGTTTCTTTCTGGATCCCTGAGCCTGTTGGATCTGACCGGCAAGCTGCTTTTTTTCTTCCTCCAAAGAAGAAACATCCACCTTTTCTTCCAGTTTTTCCATCAGGAATTCCTTGAACTTCTCCCCTCCCGCCATATACCGGATAAATTCCTCAATCTCTGCATTGAAGACTTTCTGATTAAGCATAGGCTTATAATCACAGATATGCCCGTCAACTCGTTTCCGGTGATGGCAGCGGTAGTAAAAGGTATCTTTATATTCCCCAGTCTTTTTATTTTTCCTTCTCTGCACGGTACCGCTCATGCCGCCTCCGCAGAGCGGACATTTAATCAGCCCCGATAAGATATGCTCATGATCCAGGCTGTGAGTCTTAACCCATCTGACACCTGTCCGCTTCCGTTTCTCTTTGGCGGCTTCCCAAGTTTCCTCATCGATGATCGCATCGTGCAGTCCATCCGCCAGAAGATACTCATCCTGCTTCACCCGGCAGTATTGATCCCTCGTTCCCCTCACCTTTTCCGTCTTATTTTTCCCGTAAGCAATCTTCCCTACATAAACCGGATTATCCAGTATCTTCAGAATCGTGCTTCTGGAAAAGTAACTGACCTCCTGATCCCGGAGCCGCTTCTTTGTATATCCATGCTGATTCAGATATTTACAGATGGAATCAGCCCCGGCCTCCGTCCGGGTAAACTGGTCAAAGATGATCCGGACAATCTCCGCTTCCTCCGGGTTCACAATCAACGTACTGTTTTTTGAATCCAGTTCATATCCGAAAGGCGCCTGCCCGCCATTCCACTTTCCCTCCCTGGCCTTCTGTTTCCGGCCTTCCATAGTCTGAACCAAGATATTCTCTCTTTCAATCTCCGCCACCGCTGACAGGACTGTGATGGTCAGCTTGCCGGAATCTTTGGAAGAGTCAATGCCATCCTCCACGCAGATCAGATTCACTCCGTAATCCTGGATATATTGGAGTGAGTTGAGCACATCCGCCGCATTGCGCCCAAACCGTGAGAGTTTAAAGACCAGAATATAAGAAACGCCGTCCTTCTCCTCTGCCACATCCTGGAGCATCCGGGAAAATTCCGGCCTGCCGGTGATATTCTTTCCAGATTTTCCGGCGTCACAGTATTCCCGGACAATCTCCAAATCCTGGAACTGGGCAAATTTCGTCAGCCGGTCTTTTTGTGCCTCCAGGCTATAGCCCTCTACCTGCATGGCTGTGGATACTCTCATATAAATATAACATTTCTGTTTTCTCACTCTGCTGCCTCCTCAAAATATTCTGTTGATTCCGGTATCATCCGGTAGGTTTTCAATGCGTCCAAGATTGCCAGTTCTTTTTCCTTCGGACATCTCGGGATATGATGCTTATTTTTCTCCGGCTTATTGTAAGCTGTCCCCGTCTCGATGCCATATTTCCGCTTTACTTGGGCAATATACAAACTGGAAACCTTTAATCCATGTATCCTCAGAACGTGGGCTTTTATCTCCACATAAGTGGCTTTGGACTCTGCCGCCGTTGCCGGAAGCCGGGAACAATCCAGCGTAAAGACTACCATCTCATCCGGGGTATCCTCATCATCCTCTTCCTGATTCCCGCTCAGATCAAAATAAACAGGGAAACGGAAAGTAATACTTTTCAGGATCCTCTTATCATTTCCTTTTTCCGGAAATACTTCAATCCGCTGGATAAACTGCCGACACAACGTCCGGCGCTCCTCATAGTTCATTTTTTCATACAGTCTGTCAAAGTGATCCAGGATCAGGCAGATATTATCAGAGGAATGGATGCCCTGCTTCATCCTCAGCAGTTTACGCTTTATCTTCTCTATCTTATCCTCGATCCGACCGATCCTGTCATATGCCGCGTCCACCTCTGCCTGTAATTTTTCATATTGCTGATCATAACTTTCTGCCAGCACGTCCAGATGGTCCAGTTCCATCCCCAGCTTATATTTCACATGCTCCTGGTGATGCATCTCTTTCCGGAGCATCTTCAGCTGTGTTTCCACCGCTTCCTCAGACATCTGGTTCCCGACTGTCCTGGCAAAAGCCGTCCGGAATTCTTCCGTCCCGGTAACCTTCTGGATAACTTCCATCACGGCCGCATCCAGCCTTTCCTGGTTATAGGTATGGCAAAAGCTGCACACACGCCCTTCCGATGTCCTGTAATTTCTGCACCCATAGGAATAAACGGTTTTATAATATCCCCCATAGTTATGGTTCAAACTTTTATTCTTCTTACTGATAAGCCCGCCCCCGCAGATCGGACATTTTACCAATCCTGACAGCAAGCTGATCCGATCCTCTTCATCCCGTCTCCCTTTTACCCTGGCCAACTGTCCCCGTTTTTCCTGAGCCTGTTCCCAAATCTTCTCTGTCACAATAGCCTCATGTTTTCCCTGGACCACAATCTCCTGCTTTTGATCCGGGCTTCCCTTATTCGCCCTGCGGTAATAAACGATCTTCCCGCAATAAAAAGGATTGTTCAAGATACGGGATACAAAATCACTATTGAAGGGACGGATGGTTCCCTGGGAAATACGCTGGTATCCATGGCTATTCAGCCAGCGGACAACACCGTTCAGCTTCATCGGCGGTTCCAGATACTTTTCATAGATCAGACGGATGACCTCTGCTTCTGAAGGCTCTATCACCAATTCTCCCTCCCTGCTCCGGTATCCATACGGAATCGGCCCGCCTGCCCATCCGCCCTGCAGCACCTTCTGCATCTTCCCGGACATGAACTGGATCCGGATATTCTCCCGCTCAATCTCCGCCACAGCTGAAAGGATCGCCAAGGTCAGCCTACCACCCTGGGTGGAACTGTCAATGCTGTCCTCCACACAGATCAGGTCGATATCATAATCCATCAGCGTCTGCATTGATTTCAGCACATCCGCCGCATTACGCCCAAACCTGGAAAGTTTAAATACCAGGACAAAGGAAATATCATCCTTCCCACTGGTAATATCATCCATCATCTCCATAAATGCAGGCCTGCCCTTGATGCTGTGTCCAGATTTTCCAGCGTCACAATACTCTCCGGCAATTTCCAGCCCTTTATATTCAGCAAAATCTTTCAGCCGCTTCTGCTGGGCGTCCAGGCTGTATCCTTCTGTCTGGGCGGCAGTGGAAACACGGGTGTAAATATAACATTTTTTTTGCTTCAAATTCTCTCCCCCTTTTCGTATTCCCGTTGTCACACGGCTGCCTGTACCTATAATGTATCGTGTTCCTTCATTTCTGTCAGCGCACAAAATTCATAGGGATCCGCCCCCTTTTTTATGCGGGACTTCCAAAAAAGAGCCGACATCCCTAATAGGCGCCGGCATCCCCGTCATGTCCCCTGTTTTCCTGCCCTTTTGCGGCTCCCAGTTCCACCAGGATCTCATTTCCGTATTTCTGGATCATCCGCGCCAGAAATTCCGCGCATTTTTCCATATTCATCCTCGCCTCTTTCTCCGTCAGGCGGCCCGTATCCACCACTTCTACTTTTTTCAAAGGCAGACACCTCCTTCTTCTGCTCAAAGGAGTTTTCCTGCCCGATTTTTTGATTTCCGAAAAAAGAAAAGGCCTGCCGCCATCTGCGTATACTTCAGCAGATAACGACAGGCCATATTCTAACCTTTCCTATTCACTTGTCAGCAAGCTATCAGAGAAGATATTAAATCCTGCGGGCGTAATCCAGCGAAATCCACCCTGCGCCGGATTTCAGCTTGCCCCAACGGGAAGCCCCCTGTCCGTCCGTTTCCTCCACAATGGTAAAAACGCCTTTCCCGGTATACTTCCCGGTCTTCCCGTAATTCGTCCCCGGCCCTTTCCGGATATTCAGATCCGTGATGGACACCTGCACCAGATACGGGGAAAATCCGCCTCCGGATCCCTGGCTTCCATAGACAGCTTTCCCAGACTCATCGTATACCGAATACCCCGGATTCTCATCCGCGCACTTTCTGGCATTGGCAAGCACTTTGAACGCCCCTTTCTGGGACTTTGCGTCTGTCCAGGACTTCCTGACCCGAAACCATCCGCCGTTCTCCGGCTCCGTTGTCTCAGCTCCTCCCATAGCCGCCTTAACATCTTTCCGGAACCCGTCCATGGTATAGCCCAGGCCAAGCCCCTTCCACAAATGCTCCGGGTCCCCGTGGTTGGAGGCAATCCCCCGGCTGTGCCCTTCCCGGTGGCTGATGACAACGCCGTCCGCGGCCGGATTCAGATTGTACTGCTTACACAAATAAGCAAACAGTTCCACTGCCGCCTCGTAAGTTCGCTTCGCTACAGCCCTTGCCGCCGCCAAATCAGAACAGGTAAAGTTCGACCCGGACGTATACCGGATGCAGGCAGGCTCGCACATCTCCACCCCGATGTGGGTATTATTTCCGCTGCCTTTGCTGCCGGAGCCGCAGTGCCAGCCCCGGTGGTTCCAGGGCAGGGTCTGGTATACCGTCCCGTCATTCCCGTCAATGAACCCATGCACACAGGCATTATCATAGGACGGGCTGTTCCAGGAATTAATAAACACGGATGCCTTGGGTTGAGGGCATCCCACCGAATGGAGCATCAGCCCCTTCACTGTGATCTTCCTTCCTGCCGTATAGCAGGGATTCTTCGTTAAAATACTCTGTACGAACTTCATCTCATTTCTCCTCCGTTTCTGTTTTTTCTGCCCGGTCATGGAGCTGTTCCAGCACCGCCTTGATCTTCCCCGGCACCGGCAGGCCTAAGTGCGCCGCGTTCTCCAAAAGGCTCACGCCCTCATTGGAGATATAAAAAAAGATCACCGCCGTCCGCAGCACCGAACCGGTGCCGATGACATGGATATCCAGGATATTGGCGATCCCCACCAACAGGAAGATCAGCACCTTTCTGCAGATGCCTTTAAAGCCTACGTTGCTGGACAGCTTCCGGTCGCTGACCGCACACATGACGCCAGTCAGATAATCCGCCGCCGCGAAAGCCACAAGCGCCAGCAGCAGTCCGTCACAACCTCCCAGGTAATACCCAAGCCATCCGCCCACCGCGGCAAATACCATCTGGATCACGTTCCAAAATTCTTTCATTGCAATTCCTCACTTTCTCGCATAAGAAAAGACGCCCGTAAAAGAGCGCCGTTCGCAGGTTACTATTATGAAGTGCCGCCTGCCCTTTTCAGGGTAGATTGTTCCCTTACGGCACGGAATCAGGTTGTTCTGTCAGCGTGTAGGTAATCTTCATGGTCTTATCCACAGTCTTTACCACCGCTGACGAAAGGTTGTTGATGGACGCCAGGTACGGTGTCAGCAGATAGGCCGTCCGGTACTCATTCCCATAGCTGCCGCCCCAGCCGATCAGGAAATTCTTGTACTGGAACAGGGGCGTCGCGGCGTTGTTGAGCCGGACGCTTCCCTGGGTATGGACCACCGTATCCCCCGCCGTGACCTGGAAATCCCCGCCCACGATCAGATCCCCGATGAGCGTCAGGTACAGCTCGCAGGATCCGGTCTCGCACAAAGGCTTCCACTTGGACGTAAAACCGAACTCAATCAGCGTCACATCTGTGGAATTGGAAAGGCTGATCTTATAGATCCCCTTCTTGTCATAAGCAGGCACATACAGATACCCGCCCCGGATACAGCATTTCACGCTCCGCTCCGGGAAGGAATCCAACGCCCGGGTACCCACATCCATCAGCTTTGCGTTGGACAGCGTCCACTGCCCTTCTGTAAAGGAATAGTCTGTCTTGGAGATTTTGATCCAGAGCATCAGGGCGTCCCCGGAGGAATTCCCCTCATTGGAGAACCCGTACCAGTACCCGTCCTGCCCGTCCAGGAACTCCCCGTACTTGGTATAGCTTCCCAGGAACTCAAAGGTCTCCGGCGTCAGCACCTCATCCTCCAGCACCGTATAGGTGGAATCATCCAGCTTCTCATTTAAGCCGATGGAAAAGACCGGGATCCGCAGCTTCCGGATCCGAACGCCCGCGTTCTCAAAAGTGATGGAATACAAAAGACTGTCCTCAAAATCCAGCTCCACCGCCTCAAACAGCACCATCTTGTTGGCGTCCGGAATTGCCCCGATATCCGCCGCCTTCAGCTGCAGGAAGGCGCTGGCGTCCCCGGTCAGGCTGCCGAAGCCGTTCTCCCCGCCGAAGGAACTGGTCAATGCCACCGCCGCGATGGTACCGTTCCCCTGATTGGGCGTAAACTCCCAGACAAACTTATATCCATTGGAGATGGCCATGCTTTCCGTCAGGTTCAGGCTCCCCCTGGCCAGGTTGGCCGTGGAATTCACGTCATTGGAGGCGTAGGCCACCGGCAAGTTGTCGGAGCTTTCATACAGCAGTTCCTCATCCTCCGCCAGCGCTTCGGAAAAGAGCAGGATGCCGCCGATCATATTGGGACAGATGGGAAGAAGGTTCCCGTTCCAGAGGACCGCTTCGTCATACTCCCCGGTTGCCGCGTAAAAGATGCCCATAGGGTTTAACCCCAAAATGTTATTGACGGACTCTGTGATCATGTTCTCCTCCGTAACCGTTTCCACCGCCCCGGTATTTTCATCCGTCAGTTCGATTGTCATCACGCCTTTTAAGGTCATGTCTATTTCCCTCCCATCATTCTGCGTCACTGGACACCGGCAGCGTTACCGGCCGGCAGAACGCCCCGATCTTCGGCTTTGCTGTCAGTGTATCTGAGTAACTTTTCTGCACCAGTTCCATTGTTTCCACTGCCATCACATCCGTCACACTCTTCCCCTGTAGGCCGCCGCCCACAGAAAACAGAGTCGCCGTTTCCTCAATATCAATCCTGCCGTCCCACGCCGCAGCTGCCGCCATGGCCTGGCCGCTGATGGACGCAATGCAGTCCCCAATCCCCACACTGCCGGAACCGTCCTCCATCCTCAGGTACACGTTGAAGGTATTTGTGATATTCGGCACGATATTTTCAATGGGGTAATACAAAGACAGGATGTGCTTCCCGCTGTGCCAGGTTTCCACAGGATGATGGAGCAGGATCTCCGCGTTGTTCAGTTCAAAAGTTACATAGCAGACCGCTTTCCCGTCCTCCGTCCATGTCACCGGCAGGCTCACATCCACGGAAATATCTGTGCCAGCCATATCCGCAGCAGAACTGGAAGTTCCCGCTTCATTTCCCGCCGGAGCCGTCCCGGACGGTTCACTGCCCCCATTCTCCCCAGAGGGGAACGGGATCACAACCGTGCCGATGGCATTGGCCGACCTCGCGGCCGGATCAGCCGCAACATCCACCACCACCTGGCCAAAGAACTGTGCATGGTTTTCCTCTTTGGAAGCAAACTCAATGCTGATAATCCGTACATCCGTCTCCCCGATGGAATACTCAGAAGCATTCGTATAGGTATGAATACCGATCTTTCCCGCTTCGATCTGGTTCAGCAAACCGGAAATATTTTTATCGTTCTTGGACTTTGCCTGGGAAAGACGGGGATTTTTTCCCACACATTTCAGGCTCTGCCGCCCGCCGATCTTAACCGTAAAAGACGTCACACAGGTGATCTGTCCGGCATCTGCCTGCCCGCCAGAGAAGGTCAGCACATCTCCCAGATCAAGAGCCGGGTTCCCAATCGTATCGGAATCAAAGGGTACATAGTTCACTTTGGAAAGGGAATCCAGGATGTTCCCGCACAGTTCTGCCCTGGTCTCTTCCAGCCCGAACTGCAGAAGGGGATTGACTCCCAGGTTCATGGTCAGCCCGTCATCTGTTTCCAAAGCGTAATACTCGGAAGTCTGCGTCCGCAGGTTGGTGGAACTGACTGACGTGTACCGGGTCACAAAATCGGAGAAACTGCTGGAAAACCGGTGCTTCTGCAGGATCTCCATCACTGGAGTCTCCCCGTACTGCCGGAATTCCAGTTTCCCGGCCCGGTTGATGCAGAAGAACCCGCCCAGCACCTGTGCCGTAAAATACAGCACATCCCGGTATGTCTCAATGTCATTCTCCGGATAAATGGAGAGAAGTTCTGATCCATTTGGGAGCGCCTCAATCTCCGACTGGGTCTGCGCCAGTTCCACCCCGCAGGCGGTACTGCACAGTGCCATCATCCCGTAAGCGGTACCAATGGTTTCAAAACCATTGAAAGCTCGGTCAAAGCGGAGCATCCGGTCATAAGCCTTCAGTTCCAGCACATGGACGAACCGGTTGGCTTCACTCACTTCAAAGATGCCCATGGGGACAGTCTCATAAGCGCCGCTGGCAAGCCGGAGATGATAGGACAGTTCCACCTCCGCATCCTCCAGCGTATACCGGTCAATATCCAGAAACAGGCTAATCCCCATCTCCGCAGCATACACAGCGCCCAGTTCAATCTCAGAATTGCCGCAGCACTGAGCCGTGATATAGCCGCTGCCTTTCACAATATTCTCCTGGTCAAAGGGATACTCCACGCCGCCTGCTGTGGTAATCTTCCCCGTCCAGTAATATTTCCGGGTGTTCCCCTGCACCGCCTGCAGGAACGCCTCGCTCACCGGGTACATCGGACACCCCTCCTTCCGTTTCCAGGCATCAAAAAAGCACCAATCATTTCTGAGTGATGCTCATTTTAAGGATGATCCTTAAAAACTTATTATTTTATAATTTCAACGATCTTTGTTGCAACACTGTCAACATCCATATCTGATGTATCTATTCTAATCGCATCTGGATAATGACTATCCAAATACAATATTGCAGTTCGCATATATGTCAGTGCCAAATCCGCATCTCTATCCTCCTGATTTTCTATGCGTTGGCGTAGAATGTTGTCT